GTCGTTTGCTAGCCTTTACATGCGCGCCCGTGAGAAACAGCAGTTCGTTTTGGCTGACCGTGCGCTTGCCATCGCGGCAGGGACAGACCCGCTGTGTTTCAGGGAATTGCCTGACGGAACCAAGGAAATGCTTGATGCTGGCGAGCGCAGGTTGATCATGGATACAGTGCGCTGGCAGACCGGAAAACTGGCTGCACGGGTGTTTGGCGATAAGGTTGCTGTTACCGGGCATGATGGTGGTGCTGTGCAGATCGAGGCGACACGCAAGGTCGATCTGGCCTCATTACCGCCAGAGCAGTTAGCCCAGTTTGAGGCTATGCTGAGAGCCTTGCCTAAACCATCAGAGGACAAATAAGCTATGCCGTTCTGGATAAGCGATGCCATGATTAAGCTATGCCGTGGACCTCAATGGTTTAGCTTATCGTCACTACGGTTATGCTTATCGCGTCTATGGTTTAGCTTATCACGATCCTGCGGCATAGCTTATGACTGGGCTATGGCATTGCTTGTTTACGGAACGGCTGTGATGCTGATCGTTCTGGGGCTGGTCATGCTGGCGATCCTTCTGGCGGTATTTATCGGATGACTGACATCGGCCAACAGATCGGCCTAGACCCGGCAAGCCTGACCTATGGCGATTTGGAAGACCTCCTGCTTGAGGCCGAGCGTCTCCGGCTTGAGCGCGACCTATATGAGTTCGTCCGGGAGGCGTGGCACGTTGTCGATCCGGCCCAGTTCATCGATAGCTGGGCGATACAGGCGGTCTGCGACCATCTGATGAGTTGCGTCGATGGCTACATCCCGAACCTGCTTGTTAACATCCCGCCGCGCATGTCTAAGACGACGATCTGCTCGGTCCTGTTCTGCGGGTGGGTTTGGGCGCAGCGTGACGTGTCTCCGCTCAAAGGCCCGCAGGTCAAGTTCCTTTGCGCCTCGTATGGCCTGAACCTTGCACTCGATGCGGCCCGCAAGACCCGGCTGCTGGTGGAATCGGACTGGTATCAAAAGCGGTGGGGCAATCGGTTCAGCCTGCTGGCAGATCAAAACACCATCGCTAAGTTCGGCAACGACAAGGGCGGGCTGCGTGAGTGCGTCTCGACCGGATCGGCAACGACTGGTAAGGGCGGCGCGATCCTGCTGGCGGACGACATCAACAACGTAATGCAATCGCATTCAGACCTCGTAACAGCTACCGCCAGAGACTGGTGGGATGGCGCGTTCTACAACCGCCTGAACGATCTGCGTCAGGGCTATGGTTGCCGCATTGTCATCCAGCAGCGAATCAGCCGGAAGGACATCAGCGAGCATTTGCTTGAGACGAGCCAAGACGACTGGACGCATTTGATGCTGCCCATGCGTTATGAACCGCACCGCAGTCCTTCGACCGTGCTGGCTCCTGACTGGGCGACCGACGATGGCTTGCCAATCATTTGGGAAGACCCCCGCACCGAGGAGGGCGAACTGCTTTGGCCTGAACGGTTTGGCGACAATGAAGTGACGCTGCTGGAGAAGACGATGGGTCCAGCCAAGGCGGCGGGTCAGTTACAGCAAAGCCCTGTTGTTGGCGGTGGGGGCATCATCGAGCGGCTGTGGTGGCAACCGTGGGACCGTGACAAATTCCCAGACAGCCTTGAGTTCGTGGTGGCAAGCCTCGACTGTGCCTATGGAGCAAGACAGCACGAGGGTGACTTTAGTGCGTTGACCATCTGGGGCGTGTGGCGTGACAGCGGTGAGACGACAGGCATTGTAACGCGGGACCATCAATTCGGGCAAATCACCACACGCATTGAGAAGGCCGGGGTTGAGGCTGACGTGCCTAAGGTCATCATGATGCATGCGTGGCAGGGCCGCGTTCCAATCCACGAACTGGTGACGGTAGTGGCGAAGGAGTGCAGGCAGTTCAAGGTTGACACCCTGCTGATCGAGAACAAGGCCAGCGGCATCAGCGTGGCGCAGGAGATCAGGCGGCTGTATGCACACGAGCAGTGGGGAGTGAGGCTGATCGACCCGCTGGGCGTGGACAAGGTAAGCCGGACCTATGCGATCCAGCACCTGTTCAGCGAGGGGCTTGTGCATGCGCCTGAGGATCGGGTGTGGGCGCAGATGGTCATCACGCAATGTGAAGAATTTCCTAAAGGCAAGCACGATGACTTGCACGACACCGTGACGCAGGCGATGAACTGGCTGAGGCAGACTGGCATGATCCAGCGTGGCGAGGAGCGGACTGCCGAGTTGAGCGAGAAGCAAACATTCCGTGGGAATACGGGCGACACCCCATTGTATCCTGTCTGATTTGCATCTAACGTAAACCTCCAACATAGGAGGATGACTGATGGATATGACAAAAACGCTATGGTTGCCATCTCTCAGGAATTTTGAGAAAAAACTTCAAAAAGTTTATCCAAACGCAGAAACGGATATGCAAATACGGGATGGTGATTTGTATATTGGATTTTGGGTTTCATACAGGCCAAAGGTCTTGGGTGGTTGGCGTTTGTTTTGCAAAGCGGATGAACCAATACATGAAACGTCAAATGATGTAATCCAAAAGGTGAAAGATAAATTTAACCAGTTATGCAATGAAGTTTTAATTGAAAACAATTTGCAGCCTTTGGATGGAAAATGATGACCGAAAAAACCAAAAACTGGTGGGTAAGCAAAGCCCGCGAATATAGTTGTCAGGTCGGCGAACTACGCGGCCAGCTTCAGCAGGAAATGGCGGCATGCGCCCGATACAAGTATGAAGCGGAAGCCAACAGCCGAATGGTGGAAAGCGTTAAGGCCAAGACAGCCCGTTGCGCTGACATGATTGAAACCTTGGTCAATGCCTTGGACGGGTATGGCGAGAACGAAGACTTGATTGCGACCGCACGGGTTTATCTGAACATCTTGGTCAACGGTCAGGAAGAAGTGAAGCCATTTGAACATTACCATGCATGGCGGGATTGCCAATCGGCTGGTTGATTCGCCTTCATAGTCTTTGGGGGCCGTGGTAAGATACCGCCGAGAGGTGGATCATGGACCCAGTGACTGTATTAGCGGCATGCACCGCTTCCTATAACGCGATCAAGGCTGGCATTGCGGTCGGCAAGGAAATCCAGCACATGGCTGGCGATCTTGCTGGCCTGTGGGACAGCGTAGCCAAACTGACGCGCATGGCGGCTGAACCTGCCAAGCATGTAAACATCGGATCATCCCGCGAAAGTTACGAGGCGCGGGCGATTGAACTGTATGCGGCGAAGGCCAAGGCGCACGACATGGCGATGCAGGTGCGGGGACATTTCATCGCGGCATATGGCATGGATGCGTGGGATCAGGTGCAACGCGCTGTGGCTGAGATGAAGCGGCAGGTGGCACTGGCTGAGGCCGAGCGCAAGCGCAAGCAGGACGAGCTGTTTGAATTGATCAGCGCGATTGTCGGTATGGTGTTGATTGGCGGTATTGCGTGTGGGTTGATCTTCGTGGTGCTGTGGGTAATCACGAATTGAAAAGGGGGCCGAAGCCCCCCAATCAGTTACGACAGTTGCAGAGGATCGAAGGCGTCATCGTCATCATCATCTGATTCGGTTTCAGCATCTTCTTCGTCTTCATCAACTTCAAAGTCATCTTCATCAGATGCGGCATCAACAATACCTACGGCATAGTCGATCAGATTGTTTATGGACTCGACGCGTTCTTCGACGGTCAATTCCATAAACTCTTCGGTAAACTCAATGACGATTTCATCGTTCTCATCTACACCGATAGTGCCAATATCAAATACGGAAGCCATGATACTCTCCAAGGGTTTGGGGGATTGCCGGAAGATCGTATGCGCGAATTATGAATTTCAAAAGACATATTTTCCACGGAAGGCGGGCTGGCCGCGAATCATCTCCGCGCATTCCGGGGGCATGACATTGCCACCCTCGTCGAAGCTGAGCAGGACAAACCCGGCGCAGACGCGGGACGGCGCGCCCTCGGTGTATTCGAAGGCAGCAGACTGTGGGTCGCCCAACATGCCGCACTCAATGCCGTAGTGGGAGCCATTGCGGTTGCGGACGGCTGTCACCTGTAGCTGGTGGGTGTGTGACGTCACGATGGTAATACCGCCATGAAGTGCGTTGTTCCACCCGGCGTGTATGCCCCCACGGAAGCGGTGGCGAATCTCCACTCCGTTTATGGCGGTTGAGTAGCAGAACTGCCAGTCGGGGAAACGGTCAGACAAGCGGCCTGCGTAGTCTTCCAGTTCGGGGGCTTGATTGGCGAGGTAGTTGTCAACGCGCTGATCGTGATTGCCCATTGTCCATATGCGGGTTTGAACCTTGGGAAGCATACGGAGCCATTCGCGGGCGGCATCAATTTCGTCGCCAATCTTTGGAGCGCGAGAACCAAGGTGGCGGCTGTGGCGGGATACTTTTGCCCCGTCGAGGATGTCGCCATTCAGGACGATGGCATCTGGCTTGACGGACTTGGCAACTTTGCAGAAGGCTTGCCACATCAGGCTTGGCTCTTTATTCCAGATGTGGGCATCACCGCCAATGAGAACTGTTTTGATTTCCGTTTCTGGGATGATTGTGTTTGGATATGTCCACGGCTGAAACGTGCCGTCATGCTTCTTTGGTGTTTTGATTAAGTCGGGAAATTGTTGCTCGGCTTGGTGAAAGCGGTTTTGGAATGTTGTGCGAGGGATTTGAGCCAAGCGAGCCGCTGAACTGATTGACCCCGCCGCATTCCACTGCCGAATTGTCTCCAGCATCAGTTCTTTGCTGAGTGGTGCAAATGTCATGTGTAATCTCCATGATGACAGCTTGTTTTATCACAAGGTCAAACTATTGTGTAACTGTAATGACAAAACCGAATGGTTTCAATCGTTTACAGGGCTTGCATTCTACACCGTTTGCATCTAGTGTAAACAAGTTAGCCGCTCTGTTGGGGTTCCTTTTCCCGCAAGAGGTCCATCACGACCAACATCGGCGTTTGATCTGGATACGTTCTGCGTCGGGATGCCAGACACGCTACCCCAATCCGTGAGGGGTGGCACTAACGAGGCAAATGGAACCAATGATTATACAATTGACCCCCACCATTCCAATGGATACCCCCAAAGGCCCGGCCAAAGCCCACTTTTTGATTGACTATGGGCAGGAGCATCATCTTCTTTGGGTATGTTTCCAAGATGACACGGGCGAATGCTGGACATGGCCCAATCCTAAAGTCAAACTGCAAGCTAACGTATCAATGGAACAGAGGACAAAACAATAATGAGCGAGGAAGAATTAAGACGCGAGAACGGTTTACTACGCACAATCCTTGACCAAATGGATTACATCAAATCCTTGGAGGAACAAGTTGATCGACAGCATAGCGCAAATTCCAAGTTTGTTCAGATACTATACACGATGTGCAACAATGGTGAGTTGATTGCTAGGCATGACAATATACGAGATTTCCAACGTGGCGAATGGCATGTTTATTCGTTTTACTTCAACATGCTTAAATCATTTGTGCCAGACATTGTGGAAACCCATCCAGAGTTTGGACCAGTTGTTGTCAAGTTGGATGAATGGAGCGAAACAATAAAGCAAGCTGCAAAAGGAGAATAACAATGGCGGCTACCAAAACAGAACATGAAGATAGACCTGCGCGGCGGCAAGCTATGCTTGAAATGAGGAGGAAAGGAATGTCATATGCATCTATTGCAATCAAATTCAAAGTTTCCAAAAACACGCCTCGGATTATACTATTAAATGTATATAAACAGCTTGGCATCAAAGACGCGAAATCCGCAAAGGTGGCGTGATGGATGAAATAGAAATTATTAACTCCGCCGAACAGTGGCTCAGGATGGTGCGGTTGCATGAAGAGACCAACATTCATGAGCGTGAGGACTTGGATTTGGCGGTGGCTGGCATGACGATGGCGAAAACCAGATACAAACGTTTGTTATCGGCCTATGTGCAAAAGCAGATTGAAATGAATGAAGCCCAGAAACGGCTAGAAGACAGCATCGCTGAATTGTTACATAAAGGAGAAACAGAATGACTACGGTTCCATCAATCCCATTAAAGACGGACAAGCCCATCATTGCTATTCGTGCCGTCAATATCATTGATCTAGTGCCTGAGAAAGATCAGGACGGCAATGTCGTAATGAAGGAACAGGTCAGCCGCCACCGTTTTGAGTTTAAGCGGGAGGGTTCTGACGTTTGGGAAGACGTTGAGATTGTTGAGGAGCGGTCATATGTTTGATTGCATGATCATCGGTGACAGCATTGCGGTAGGCACAGCAGCCTATCGCCGTGACTGCAACTTAACCGCCAAAGTAGGCATTACCAGCGAGCAGTTTAACAACCAATACCGTAACATCAATCCCACTAAAATTACGGTTATAAGTCTTGGCAGCAATGATGGAGACGCCAAAACAACCGGGATGACGTTGGAAGTGTTGCGGGTTCGCCTTGGCGGTAATCACAGGACGTTTATTTGGATCATCCCGCATGGCCCAGCGGCTCAGATTGTGCGTGATATAGCCAAAAAGTATGGCGACATGACCATTGATAGACCAGCAAACAAGATGGAATGGGATCAAATTCATCCAACTGCCGCTGGCTATCAAGAAATTGCTGGCAAAATTCCAATTATCCGCGAGGAGGAGTAATTGGGGGTCATTGAAAAGAAACATTACGAGTTTCTGGACATATTTGACCAACTTGGGGTTGTTGTTGAGTCTGTTGAACGGCTTAACGGACGGCACATTCGCATAAAATGCCACCATAATGACCGCAAAACGATGTTTTTCATGCCAACATCGGTATCAGACCATCGAGGGGTCAAGAATTTTCATGGGGAGGTGAAGAGGTGGGTTAAAGGCTTGGACCGATAGGCTTTGATTTCAGGCAATCTTTCGCTTATAGTGGGAGAAATCTGAATTGAGGGATACCTTATGGCTCTTACCCCCGGCCTCGTTCCAAATATCCGCCTTGTGGATCAAACTCCGCAACCACAACCCACTGGCGGTATGGATGTGATTGTTGTTGCTGACGCAGATGGCAAAAGCGACCAGCCACAGTTTGATCAAAAGGGCAATATCCTTCGCATTGATCATGGTGATGGTTCAATTACGGTATCTTTGGACGGAAAACCAATTGAAGACGTTAAAAAAGAAAAGAACGAAGGTTGGTTTGCCAATCTTGCTGAAGAAATTGACGATAATGAACTCTCCCGCATCGCTGATGATTTGGTTCGTGGGATTGAGGAAGACCTTTCTAGCCGCGAAGAATGGATTCAAGACCGCGCACAGGGTTTGCG